AATAAATATAAGATTTTATAAAAATCCATTTTAAGAAGTTAAAGTATGTAAATATGGTTTAATAAAAGTCCAAAATTCTGGTAAAAAATAAGCTAACATAATACCAACACCTACTGCTAAAACTATACAAATTATAAAAAATACTACTATACCTTCCCAAATTCCATCAAAATTCATTTTTAATTTACTCCTTAATATTTTTGATTATCTTTCAATTTGATGCATTTTATTTAATAAAACTACTGTAAACGTTATTATACAAATATAATGAATAAAGCTATTAATTTAAACACAGTTATTACTAGATGCAAAATAATAACTTATAAATTCAAAATATAAAATACCTATTAATGTATATATCAATAGATAAAGTAAATCATTCATTAATCAAATATTTCATCAATGATTGCTACAATATAGTTGTAATCAATTTTATCACTTTGTGCTTTCTTTTCGTTCATCATATGAATTAGTTGACGCATATACGCAACATCAACACCCATAAGTTGTTCTCTTAAAATCATTGGATCTTTAAGGTTTACTTCAGAAATTTGAAACATTATTTTAAGAAGTTGTCCTGCAGTTATTCTCCAACCTCTTTTAATAAATTTCTTAGCTCTAAAAATAGATGTCAAAGGATATAAGCTGCCTTTGTAGTACAAAGTTTTAGAAAGCATTGCTTCTAGAGCTTCACTTGGTAAAAATAAATTGTTTGTATAATATTCATAATAACACATTGAATGTGCAAAATCATAATTACTATGAATTTGATCTGGCTCACCAAAAAATCTAATAATAATTTGAATTTTATTTGATAAAGTAATTGCGTTATCAGATAAAAATATTGGATTATAACTGTTTTTCCCACCAGCTATTTTTGCATTTTCAGAAAGTGTTTTAGCAAACTCTATTGCTTGATCAGGTGAGTACATCTCAAAATATTTATAACCAGGCATATCTGCTGAGACTACACCTGCAGATTTAATATAAATAATTACTCTATCTTCTTCTTCGCCTTTAATATTTAATATTTTTTCTTCTCTTACAAAAGGTGTGTATTTATTAGTAGGTAATTCATTTTCTTTTAATTCGAAAGGATTTTTGTCATTTTCAATTTCTAAATAAGACTTTACATAATGTTCAGCAATTAATTTTGCAGTGCTTTTTGTTTTGAAATAAATATCATAATCATTTACTTTTTCTCCTAACAATAAACTTGCAATAGCTCCACCACTTATAATAGTATCTCTTTTTACTTGATTTTGAATATCTTCAGGTAATGTATTAATCCAATCTTTTATTTTACTTTGTAAATGACGCTTAATATTTGAAGCTTTTAAACCATATATCATGTTTTGCATTTTTACTTTCACTTTTTAAAATCAGTTAATAAAACTGCTCGATATTCACACTTAGCAGAAGAACCCCTTTGACTTACCGCATAATCATTTAATTCTCTCCAGAATTTTAATTTAGATTCAAGGTCTTCTTCAGTTATATGAATAAATTCTAACCATTGTGTCCATTCATAACTTGCGTCAAAATAACAACCATCATAACATCTTTTTAAGGAATCATTATTAACTAAATATTTTCTACGCTGTAAAATTAAATGTGTATATTTTATCATTTATTACTCCATAAAATTTACTACATGAAATCCATTTTATCCCTAAAACCTTTTGCTCTTGCTTGCCTAGGAAGATCTTTGATTCCATACATCATATAAGCCACTTTTAAATATTTATTAATAAATTTATCTTGATTAGCCCATATAAAATCCCTAGTTTTATGTGGTATATTTCCACAAGAAACGTTTAGAGGTTCTCCATTAAAATCTACAATAAATTTACCTAATGTATTTGAAGGCACTAATCCTTCTTTCTTGGACGATCTTTTTGCAAGACCTCTTTCATCAATCGTTTGCTCATTAGTGTTAATAGTGCCTTCTACAAAACCAATTATTTCATGCTCACTGTCTTGTATTTGTTTTAATTTAAAAATAATGTTATCAAGCATTGTTGCTCTATTATGTTTATAAATACCCTTTGGGTTTCGTAACATTAATCCTTCATAATTTTTTTCAAACATTTCTTGTTCATAATTCATTAATTCTTCATACGATTCTATGAAACGATGTGGTACGCAAATAACTCTTTCATCATTACTTTTTTCAATTTTTGATTGAACAATATTTAAACGATTTTCAAAAGAATTATTTTTAAAAGATTCATTAGCATAATCAAAAACATAAAAATATATATCACCAGGTTTATCAAATGACATTACATGGCTGTTTGTTTCATGATATACATTTGCTCTATTTGGTTTTCCAATAATAAGTTCTCCATCGTAATCTTCATATTCTTTAAAAAGTTCTTGAACTTGAAAACTTCTTAAAGGTTTTAATGATCTTGATATTACTTCTTTATTCTTTACAATACCTCTGATACCATCTAATTTTGGTGATACTAGAAGAGGGTATTTTATAAAATCAAAAAAATTTGGATTAGTAGAGGGTAAATCATTTGGAGCTAAAAGAGGTCTAAACATCAGGGTTCCTTACGGCAAAAGACCTAAGACAATCAAGAGCGGATATTGGCTTTAAAGCAAGTTCTTTTGGTAAATAATATTCAGTTGCTACACAAACATTATTTAACATTACAATTGCTTTATAATTACCCCATGGCGATGATTTTCCATTAAAATTATTAACTAATCTAAATTTAAAACTAGTTCTGTATCTTCAATTTCTACTTTATAATCCTCAAAATTATTACTCATAATTAACTTTCAATAATATAAATTGTAAAATAATACAAACAACAAAAAATAAATAATATACCGAAAATTACTAGTAATTCAATGATAAAATTAGACAATTTGAATTTTGGAGGTGCATAATCTTCAAAAGGAATCTTTTTAATATTAAGAGGTTGTGTTCTTAAAAATTTAAAGTGATTTACATTATAAGACATAGGGCTGAATTTATTTTTAGAATTATACAATTTAAATCTCCATTAAAATGCAGGTTTTTGACACTTTTTACAAATCCATGTTACATCTTTTTTAATATTTCTTGGTTTACAAGTTTCTAAACACATAAAGCAATGTGTTTCTTTTGTATTTTTAATTATAATTTTTTGCTTTGTTATTTCTTTTTTTGTATCTGATTTTACTGTTTCATTTATTATAGCTTCTGGTGGATTCGTAATTCTTTTTAATGACTTTAAAGAATTAATTAAGTATTCGCTTATTATATAAGGCTTAATTTGTAATAAAATATCAACTTTATGTTTAATAATAATATCATTAAAACTTTCTTTTAATGCAATAACAATTAACTCATCTTTCGACATAATCACTCCTAATTTTTTAAAGCCATACATTAGACAACATGTATGGCTTTAATTTTACTTAATTGGACAAACGCCAGAAGCGCATTCGTCATTACTTTCAAAATCAGCAACACTTATACCTGTAATTACTCTTGTTTTACTAACTAAATCATTATATTGCTCTTCAGTAATTTCTTCATAAGGCGCTTGTTTAAAACCATGCTCATTATGTAATAAAAATGATAAAGACTTAAAATTATTTCTATAATATTGTCTTAAATATGCTTTAATCATTGGTAATTCTTCTTTTGTATAATATACTGTGCAGCTTACTGAGTTATCACTCCATATTCCTTGAAGTCGTTTGATCCATTCTAATTGACTTATAGCTAACATATCTTCAGCTAGAACTGCATTATCTGAGTATCTAAAAGGAAAAGTAACAACAACAGTATTTCTGTCTTCAGAGCCGTCAAAATTGAGTTGGTATTCAATTGGATAACCATGTTCTCTACATATATTTACTAATTGATGATCAGAAGCAATACGAATTCTTCTATACATAAACTTAGCATATGCAGGGTGAATTCCTGGAGAAACACCTGGTAGTAAAGAAAGTGTACCTGAAGGCTTTACAGTAGTTAATTTTATTGATGGATTAAAGCCATTGTCTACACTATACTCTTCATCAAATTGTCGCAATTCTAAATAAGTCTCATCAAGCCATGATATTTGTTCTTCTGTGGCTTCTAATATTCCTGTCATTCCAATTCCCATTCGCATATTCTTAAAGACAATAGCGTCTGTTTCTGGATGATGACAAGGTAAACTTAATGAATGTTTACAAATTCTATATAATAATTTAACTAAATCTTTTAATTCTTTTTTAGATTCTACTTTAGGTAAAAATACTTCAGCTAAACAACAAGTTTCATAAGGTGCTAAAGATTGTTCTGCACAAGGATTAAAACCTTCAACTTCAGGATCACTATATTGATAATCGTAAAGTCTTCCAATTTTTCTTGATAAATTTAAATTTATCAAACCGTAAGGTTCAGAACCACCTTCATATGTCTTCCAAAAATATTCATGTAAATCATTTAAGTCATCACAAGCAACTGAATTATTACTCATAGCTCTCCAAGCTGGAATATTTCCTAAATTCCAGTTTTTAGCTAAAAGATATTCAATATCATCAGGATCACCAATAGCAATTTGTGCTGATCTTCTTACATTACCAGCCACAATTATATGACCAATAATATTCATTATATCTAAACAATCAATAGGTCTTACTTTTTTACCAGCTCTTTTAATTAATATTTCTGATATTTTTTGAATACCCCAACAAAGCTCTTCTGGACCCGAAGCAACACCTCCAAAGCCTTTTATTGGTTTACCTTTTCCACGAATTACTTGAGTACTATATGTAAAAGTACCATTATTTTCAGTCTCTGATAGAAAAGCTGCTTTTAATGTTTTTCCAAGAAATTTACACCAACCTTCTCTTGAATCAGGAATAATAAAATCAGCACCACCATCATCTGTTCGTGTTGGTGCTTTAAACCATTCTTTTACTTCAGGAAGCTTATCAACATGTTTTCTTTGAAGATTATATCCCACGCCAGCACCTAATGCAAGCATATCCATGCACCAAGTAAAAGGTCTTATTGGGTGATCAATAACAGTAAATGCACAATTTTGTAAAGAAGCTAAACCAAATCTATTAACTGTCTCAGTACCTAATTGCCACCAAAATCTTCCAGCAACTGAACCTTTAAAATTTCTTAAATAATATTTTAAACGTTTTTCTTCTTCTTTTGTAAAATTAACTTTTAATTGTTTATCACAAGCTTCAACAACTCTTTCAATAGATTCATCAAATTCTTCAGTTCTATTAGTATTAGCTACAGGTCTTGCATAAGTTCTTTTGTAAGTAAGATACCCTACAGTAGACCAGGGAATACTATTTGTCATTACTATTGTCCTTGGTGAAGCTACCAAGAGATGTATCTTGTCTATTCAAAATTATCTACTCCTTTTCTAACAATCTTTATAGAAGGAGGAGGTAATTTTAGCTTTATATTAGTTTGAGCATGTTTAACTAAATCTTCACTTATTTCGTTCTTGTTTTTAATAACTTCTTTTTCTTCAACTATCACTTCTTTTTGTTCAATTTTAACTTCTTTAGGTTTTTCTTCTTCTTTAACTACTACTTCTGTTAATTCTTGTTCAAAGTCGTCAAAGTTGGGTAACTTTTTAAGTCTACCTGTTTTGATATCATAGAAAGCAGGTTTTACAGGACCTGTTAATCCACATGTTCTTGCTTTCAATACAGATATACTAATTTTATTTCTTTCATTTTCATCAGCTGCGGAAGAATTTCTTGCAAAACCAATAATATCAAAAGAAATTTGTTTAATACTACCACTACCTTTAATATCATCTAAACAAGGCATTCTCCCTTCTTCAAATGATTTACCAGTATTTGGTGATTTTCTTAAATGTGAAATTAAACCAATCCATACATTATATCTTTTAACTATTTTAAGTAAATCATTCATTACTTTATCAATTGCTTCATTTCCTGTAAGACCTTCCGATCCTTCAGAAACTAAAATAGTAATATGATCAATTTTAATATATTTACAACCCATCAAGCACATATACTCAAGTCTATCAATTAAAGAATCGTCTGTAATTGAGCATTGATGATCTAAAATTACAAATCTATCATCATCAAATACTTGATCAAAGCCTTGTTTTAAATCTTCAAGTGGTATTTCTTCGTTTGCTGGATTTATATTTAAAGCCATGCCTGCCATTTTTCTAGCGTATTCTTCAGGACTCTCTTCTAAAGTAATTACACCAATTTTATCATTATTTGGTTTTTCTTTTGTATTATTCTCTCTTAGATGTTTAAGTAATTGAAAATCAATTTCTCTAAGCATTGTACTTTTACCACTACCAGTGCCTGAAATAAATAATGAAATTTCGCCAAGTCGCATTCCTTGTATTTTATCATTTAATCCTGAAATACAATCTGGATAAGGTATACTTTCTCTATCAGCATACTCACACAATCTTTTCCAAAGGTCTTCTTTAGTAACAATATCTACAGGAGACCAAGATTGGGCATCCCATATTATTTTCATTACTACTTCAAAACCTTTTTTAATTAATACATCACTTGCATCTTTACATTCATCTACAGGTGATATTACTTTAGCTTTATCATATCCAACAATTCTTAAAGCACGATTTAAAGCTTCTTCACCTGCTTTATCATTGTCAAACCATAAAACAACTTCATCAAAGCTTCTAATCCATTCTCTATTATCTAATATAGTATCAACTAAAGATGCACTTGGAATTGAAACTACTGGATATATTCTTTTGTAATGATCCATAAATGCTTGTGCAATACTTAAAGCATCTAATTCACCTTCAACAATTACTAATCTTTTTCCAGTAGCTGAAAACTTGTTCATTCCAAACAATAATTTTATATTACCTACAGCCCAAAATGTTTTAGGTAATTTTCTTACTTTATAACCAGCAATAGTTTTATTAGAATTAAAATAAGGATAATAATGATGAGAAATTTCTCCATCTTCATTATAAGAAACTTTTACATCAAAAAATTCTGAAACAACTTTAGTTATTCCACGTTCTTTAAAACCACGTGACAATAATTTATTAATTTCTTCTATTTTTTCATCTGAGTCTGATTTTGTTGAATCATCAATTTCTTTAAGTTTTTCATCAATTGTCGAAATATCTTTTGTACTTTCAGTTTTAAAAGGATGCTTACAACTAAAACAAAAGCTTGTTCCATCTTCATATATTTGTCTTGCATCTGAACTTTTACATTCAATTTGATCTAGACAAGGTTGATTCTTTTTGATAATTTTTCCCATATATCCTCTAATACTTAGGTTAATTATTCAAAAATTTATTACAAAAGTCTACTACTAAAGCAAATACAATTACAAAAAGAATATAATCTATAGCAACCCAAACAGATAATTTTGTTAAATAATCATAAACATTATAACAAAAAGTACCTAATATTGCAGCAAATACAATGCCTAATATATTATTCATCTATAAACTCCAATTCATGTGCACGATCTTCAATTAACATTTGCAATCTATATTTATGTTTTTCAGTAATATACTCTTTTACATTCCAACTAATTTTTTGAACTAAGCTGTTATACCATAAGTCTCTATTAGCCGGACTCTCAACATACATCAAAGACCAGGTTTCAGCATAACCTAAGCTACCTTTATAAATATATTCATCAAGTACGTAATATTCAAAGTTTTCAATTCCATTTGCTTTTATACTTGCTTGCAAAGCTAAACAACTAGATATATACCATTTCCAATTTGTTTCTTGACCTTTATTAACTTTACCAGTCCCTTTATATTGTTTTTTACCAATATATCTTTTGTTTTCAATAACATCATGGATTAAATAAATAAATCCTACATATTTTTGTGTATTTAAAACTTTATCAAATTTCCAATGTCCATTGATCTTTTGAGTTTTTCGATTTGTTCTTGTTCTTTTATCTAAAGTTACTTTAATTAAACTTATTTCTTTCTTTTTGTTAACAATATCAGGTAAGAACTTTTTATCTTTTAATTCTACTTTTTTGATTGAATCAAGAGCTTTAATAAGCTCTTTTGAAGGTTTATTAAATTTAAAGCTCATTTGGATTATCTAAGTCAATTATTGATTTTCCACAATTAGATTTTGCAACAATAACATATAATTCACCTTTCTTTATTCCTTTGGAGTTACACCATAAATTATTTTTTAATTTATTTCTTTCAATTGCTCGGTCTATTTGAAGGCTTTCCATTGCTGCTTGTAATGACTTGAAGGACTCTTTCATTTTCATCTCCAGCAGGAAGAATACTTATAAATTTATCATAACTTGCTTTATCAGTATGGCCTACAGCTAATAAAACATTTTTACAATGAGGTGGCCATTTTTTGAAAGGCAGCATAACTAGACTAATTAATACTTCTTCTCCTAACTTTTCTAAAAATGGTTTTATTTCTAAAAGTGTTCTAGTATAAGTATTCTTTTCTAATTCTTCTATTTTCTTTTCTAATTGAAGAATCTTAGCATCTTTATCCATGATTACTTTCTATTTTATGAAAAGTTTCACAAGGTAATTTTTTATCTCTACAATTATGACAACAAAGCCAATTTTCAAAACCTTCAAAACTTTCTGGATCTCCTGTATCAACCACTTCAGAGTGACCTTCTGTACTTCCACAATACATACAAAATAATTCAGAGTATTCGTTCATTTAATTACTCCGATTTTCTTTTAAATACGAACTTTGGAGGGTTAGCAGGATTGCCCGAGGCGGCCACCGTTGGGGCGACCGTTTGGGGTAGGGATGGGACCACTACACGCGCTGCGCCTGCGCCAAAACTGGGTACAACCTGGGACAATTTTTTGGTGACGCCCAGCTGAACTTTTGTAAGTGGTGCACAATTTGAGCATTCCGTTTTTGTGTTATTGTTTGTGATAACAATTGTTTCTTTATTACATATATCACAAGCTATAGTTCTTATTGGAAATTTACCTTTTGACCAAAGAACTGTTGGGGATACTTTTTCATCTTTTAATAAAGTTTGTACAATAGGCCAATGTGTTATTTTAAAATAGTCATGTTCACTTTTTTGTAAATAAAGCATTTTACCATTAGATAATAAATAATCATACCAATATACACCAAATGCATTAATATATTGTTCTACAATAATTTCTTGATATTCTTCTTCAGTATTTACATTATATAAATATTTTTCAGCTTTTACAGGACCCACACCAGGTAATCCTGGAATATTATCAGTTGGATCTCCTGAAAGGAGTTGCCTATAGAAGAACTTTAAAGCAAATTCAGGAGTGATTTGAGTAAATGTATTTTTCTTAATATTAAAATACATACCAGGAATACATTGTAAATCTTTATCTATTGAAACAATTACATAATCTTCTTTAGCAAGCATTGCTTGATGTGCCCAAATAGAAAGCATATCATCTGCTTCTCTTCCGACAGCTTCAATTGCTAACTTTTCAAAGATAATTATTTCTCTTAAAGTAGGAACAATTTCTTTTAATGAACTATTATACGAAGTTTTTCTATTTAATTTATATTCGTTAAAAATTTCATCACGATAATTTTGATTACTTTTCATTGCAATTAACATATCACTTGCAAAAGTTTGATCTTCAATACTTTTTAAAATTTCATGAAAATGAAGATAAGATTCTTGTAAGTAAATTGTATTTTCTTTATCACTAAATTGATGAGTATATTTATCTATAACTTTTGTATTACCTTGTGCATCTTTATATCTAGATTTACAAGATAAATAAGCAATAACATCTCCATCAATTAAGGCTATTGTCATGATTTAATTCTTCAAAATACTTACCTTCTGTTCCACAGACATCTTCTTTAAATATTTTTGATAATAAAGAAGGATATCTTTCATTATAACATTTTTTATCTTTTTTATTATTTAGATCAAACTCACTAATTAAAGGTGTTTGATTTTTTTGTGGTCTATAACAGTACTCTTCTAAATCAGATTCTTTTTTAGATTTAAAAAGATTTTCTAATTTAAAATAAGTATCTGTTATAATAGGTGAATAATATTTACAACTTGAGCATATTTTCATTATTTACTCATATTAGTTACCTGAGAATTATTATGATAACTACTGTTATTTGTAGCTCTCATATTTGTTCTTTGCTCAACATTTCTTGCAACATTTTTTGAAAAACTTGAAATAAAAGGAATTGAATAAGCAATTCTATAACAAATCTTTTTTGCTTCTTCATAAGGAACATCAAGAGCTTGTGCAAAAACTCGGTGTGTATCTTTTAGTTCGATTTTTTGACCATTAAGCTCGTTTCTAATATAAATATCAATAAACATATCATTAGTGTATTGGCCGTAGGTATTCATTTGAAGTTAATCCTTAAGTATATCCTACAAAAATAGTAGGAGGAGTGGGTATGATTAAATTAGTAGGACGCCAAAGATGTAAACAATATGGATGATTATTTACATAATTTTTCTTTGAAGGATGATATTGAATTACAGTATCTTCTTCATCCCAAAATAAGTTTTTAATAAAACACATTTCATCCCAAGTAGGACATCTTGTTGGTAAACTTACACTTACATGCTCCCAATCACCACCATCAGAAGCAATAACCCTTAGTCTTGAGAGTTTATATACAACTAAATAAATGCCATTATTACCATTTAAAATAGAAGAACAATTAGTTAATCTATACTTTTCAGGTGAACAAAAACTCATGATTTATCCTCTAAATAAATAATTTTTACATTTTTATAAATAGTTCTTAAAGCTAATTTTAAATCTTCTAAATTTGTTATGTCAATAATACTCCTTAAAAGAACAGCTTTTGTATTTTGACTTTCAATATTATAACCAAAAGCTTTTGAAATTAAATATTGACAAAGGCTAATATCATCTCGTAACCAAACCATCCATTCTAATCTATTATCTTTATGATAAAGATGTATAAACATTATAACTTTAAAAAGTTTATTGTAATAAATAACTGAACTCTTTTTTCTAATTCTTCAATGCAATTTGAGCTAATTGATTGCTTTAATTTTAATGCAGCTTCTGATTCATCAAAAATATCAACACCATGAGCTTTACCTAAAAGAATAGAATAAAGTTCAAAATCATTTTCAACTTCAATTTTTTTAAGTTGAATGCCGTCACATGTAAACCAAGATATTACTACACTAGTTGCCATGATTTATCCTTCAATTTTTCATTAACATTTAAAGCATCAATACCACCATCATAATTAAATGCAACAGTTCTTAATGCCTGTTATTTACTTACTTTATCCTTAATTACAATTTCATTTACTTGCTCATAACAATTAGAATTGTTGACAGGTTCTAGAATTAATTTTTCTAAAGCACAATGTAAAGCTTTTTCTTCATTTTCTGCTTGAATTAATTCACTATTTAAAACATTATCATAAAAATTAATCCAACTAATTACGAAAAATTTCATTTTAAAAATCCTTAATTTTATTTGATTCGATTAACTCATCCCATAAATTTTCATTTGCGATTTTTAAGAGAAGATCTCCATGACAAGGTAATGGTGCACAAAAACAAACTAAATTTTTACCTTTTAAATTATTTTTAATAGCTTTAATAAGACTTGGTTTTTGTTTTAAATATTCTGTATATTTTTTAATTACAGTTAAACGATCACCATCAAGACCTATTATATAAGGATTTCCATAAATAGAGGGTCTTCCTATAAATATATCATTTTTGTTTATTTTATCTTTAAATTTGTTTAATACTTTAGGTTTAGTGACATTCATACCAGTTTTGTCCTATTTTAGCAGTGCCATCCATAATATCTATTCCTAATAATTGAGGACCTTCTTTAAAAGCTAGTTTAGATATTTCAGCTGCTCTTGTTGCATATTCATTTGGCACCATAAAATCAATTTCATCATGATAAAATATTAAAGGAACATAAGGAATATTTTCTTCTTCAAGTCTTTCTGCTGTAAGCATTAAGCTAGTAGCACAAGTTGCTTTTTCACAAGCTTGTAAAAGATATACTAAGAGTTTATGATAAGAATCAACATAGATTCTATTACCAGCAATGCCATAGATATAACCTGGGCCATATTCTTTTGTAGCTGAATAAATGTTTTTAAGTTTATCAAGAAGTTTCTTAAATCCAGGAACAGCTTTAGTAAATCCTATTTTAAATTTATTTCCTAATTCATTGTCAGGTACTCCAAATATATAACTCCAAAGTTTAGCACCAGCTGCACCAAACAAGAAAGCATACAATATTCTTTTTGCCATTGCTCTTGTTACAGTAAATTTAACACCCATTTTAGCTAATACTTCAGTTGCAATATCAGCATTAAATTGATGAATATCACCATTTAATAATAAATCAATATATTCTTGACTTCCTAAATAATAAGCAAGTCCTCTTGCTTGGTTACCTGATGAATCTGCACCAATAAAAGACCATCCTGGTAATACAGTAAATAAAGATCTAATTTCAGGACCCCATCTACTTATAGCTTTACCTTCTTTATCTCTTTCACCTGATGGTATATTAGCAATAATTTCATGTCTAACACGCATACTAGGTGTTCCAATTGGAAAGCACTTACCATGTAGTCTTCCTTCAGGAGTTACAGCTTCAATCCAATTCTTTAAAGTATTATATCGAGCACTTGTTGAAGTATACTCCATGTATAACTTACCATCACCCTCTAAAAATTCTAAAGAATCTTCAGTAATTTTAGGTGATGTTCTTCTTATTTGACCTGTAATAGGATCTCTTTTAGTGTTCCATTGAGTTGGTTGCCAACCATTTCTATATAAAAATATTTTCACATCATCAGGACTTGTTAATTTTAAATCTTCAAAAGATACTCTACAAAAAGGACCTTCAATAAGTCTCTCTTCACCTGGATAACCAGTAAAAGGATGTATATCAAAATATTTTGCTAAGCTAGCATGATAAAAACCTTCTTTTGTCCACTTAGGTTTTTTAACATCTACAATACCCTTACATTTATCAATAGCAACAGCTTTTTTACCAAGTCTTGGTTGTAATCTATTAATAGCAATAGTTAATTCTTTTTCCATTACACCAAATAATTTAATAGCTTCTTCTTTATTAAAAGGCCAACCTTGAACAGAAGCTTCAGTAGACCATTTTACAGCAGCTTGCTCTGCATTTAAATAGACTTTAATATTAGGACTTTTTTCAGCAACTCTTCTAAGTAAAGGAATTAATTCTTTATGAATGCCTTCAGTTACTTCTAAGTCTTGTAAGCAGTATTCAAGCATTTCAGGAGTGTATTCAGAGAAATCATTAAAATCTCCTTTAGGAATCCCTAAATATATACCCCAATTTTCTAAGCTATGTTGTCCATGTGGAAATTTATTGTAATCCATTACTAAAGAAATAATAAGTGTATCTTGTATTTTTACTTTTTTAGGTAATGTATAATTAAATATCTTTTTTAAAACAGGGAAGTCATAAGCTATTACATTATGACCAATTAATAAAGTTGCATTATTAAAAATTTCTTTCCAACCTAAATCACCTTCTAACCAATACTTCTTTTCACCGGTGTCAAGATTTTTTGTAGCTATAATCCAGACATTAGTTACATCTTCTAAAAAATTATTTGCTTCTATGTCAAAATAATATCTACTCATTTATTTTTAACCCTCTGTATTAACAGAGGGCTCCTTTTTAGATATTAAGGAATGAATCGATATTTAGGATCTAAATTATCAAAAATATCTTGAACAGCTATATAAGCCATTATTGTTGCATCTGATTCTGAATTAACTTCTCCAGCACCTAAAGCAAGAAACATAAGCCAACCTGCTTGTAGTTCTGTTATTTCAAGAATAATACTTTTTTCTCTTGGTATTACAGCTTTGTCAATTTTATCTTCAAGATATTCACAAGGAATAATTTGAAGAACATACTTTGAACTTATATTACGAATAATAACATGAAAATCAGGAATTTTTAAATCAACAATAAGTTGTTGATTTTCTTCATCTTCAAGCATTATCTTTAGCTTTCTTTAATAAAGATTCAATATCAGAAACCATTATTGGTTTGTTATTATTAGCAATAAAGGCTACAAGAAATTTCATATACCAAAGAGCTTTCATTAATTCTTGAAGCTCTTTATCTTTACCACCATTACGGTCTAAATATTTTCGTATTTGTAATTCTACAGCTGACTTAAATTCTTCAGGATTTTTTAAAAAACGTCCTGAACGACACATTGTTTCAAGCCATTGTAATTCTAAAGAAAAAATAGGATCAATAAAGTATGCTTGATAATGCTTTGGATCAACAGGATCTATTTTTAAATTGGGTTTATCTTCTTCTGCATATCTTGCTATTTCTTTTGCTTTTTCTACACTTGATTTGGTAGCCATGCTTCATCCCTTGCTAATTTATCATACCATTCTTCTAATTCATCTTTTGAAGAAAGATTTTGATAATTAATGTTTTTGAGATTGTCATAGATTTTTACACACTCACCTTTTTCAAAATTAACTTCAACTCTGTCAAGGCGAGTGTATGTACCTATGCGTCTCTCATTTATATCAAAGACATCATAGGTGTAACGCATCAGTAAGCTTCTTCAGGACGATCATCTTTAGGCTTAGCTGAGGTAGCCTTTACAGATTTTGGAGGTATAGACTTTGCTTTAGGTGCTTCTTCAGGCTGTTGATCATCTTCAAAACTATCATCTTCGTCAGGTGGCATGATAGTTTCAGTATCTTCATCATCAAATTCTTCTCTCGGTTTACGCTTATAAACAATATGCTTTTTAACTTGAATTGCCATTAAAATAGAAGCATATTTGTCATTATTAAGAGCATCTTTATAAGAATATTGATAAAGTCTGATATTACAAACAGAACCGTTTCCAATGGTATTAGGATCAATTGGGTTTCTTGCACCATTTACAACTTCAACAGGAGTGTTAATTTCACGTTCTTTTCCAGGAGTTTCTTTCTTGAAGTAACGTTTTACAAGATTAACACGCCATTGTTTCTTACCATCAGCAGTCAGGACAGGCTCACCCTCATTTGGTTCACCAGTTCCTTCTTTATATTTAATAAGCTTTACTATTAAGTTATTATCTCTCCATTCTTGTGCTTTATCCGGATCTGATGTGCGAATCTGAACTTCCCAATTAGGAAGCTTAAGATTCATTTGCTTATTAGGGCGGTCTGGATCACACTTGACATAATACACTTCAACGTCTTTAAGAATAGTCATTACATTAATCTCTATAAAAAGTTAATCAACCTCACATGAGGGTTAATTTAACGGGTTGTTATTAGATATTGCAACTATTTTATGTCTTTTAGAAATTAAGTTATTCGTCTTTAAATATATCATCCCATTCTTCAGGTGTCATACCTGTTTTTATAAATTCTCTGTCATCAGCATTTAAATTTTTAAAAATATTTTGAATAAGACCTTGCTTTGTTTCATATTTCATCATTTGTTCAGGAGTAACATCTAAATCTTTTTCGCGTGTAATTCCTGTTGTAATTGATGTTCTTTTAATTAGCATTTATCAATTCTTTCTTAATTAAATAAATATCTCCGCCGGAATTATTTGTTATTAGCATCATAAAAAGATAATCTTCAAATTCTTTTACAATATTAAAAGAATTTTCTAATTCACTTTTAATATTAATTTGTACATGAAAGTCTTCTGAAAAATGATCAAGTAATTCTTTTGTATTAATTAAAATTATATTTCCTCCAAATATTAATCTTAATTTTGAGTTTAAATTAAAATTAAAATTACGTAAAAGACTAAATAAATATTTTTTAAGAGGTAAACTCATTTCTAATAAAAGAAATTCTTCAACAGTATCAATTATATGTTTTTGCTTTTGATATTTATTTTCTTTTTCTTCAAATTTAATTCTTTCTTTTACAATATAGTCATTTTCAAAATTTTTTGGAATAATAAATACATTTACATTGTTTTCAGAAATTCTTGATTCACTTTTAATTACAGCTGTATGTTCTTTTAAAAAACAAGGTAATATAAGAACCTCAACCATATCGTCAACTTCATTAAATTTATTTTCGTTTATAAATTTTTCAACTTCTTCTTTATTTTCTAATTCAAAAATAAAGCCATTTAAAAGATTGTAAATTAAATCTTCATCAATACCCCTATAAGTTTTAAAAAGACCTATTTTAAAAAATAATTGTAAATCAAGCTCTTTTGTATTATTAATTACATCTTTTACAGTGTTTCCTAAATTTTTCATAATTAATTTCCTTTAATTGTATTATTTATAAGATCTCTCTTAATTAAATATAAATTACCTCCTGAATTATTAGAAACTTCAAAAAAGGCATTATAGTCACTAAATGTTAAAGCTTGATCAAAACATTCAATAATTTCACTTTTGTTAAAATCAAATCCCATATAATGTTGAAAATTTTCAAAAGTATCTTTTTCTTCTATTAAATATATATTACCACCACATAATAATTCTAATTTACTTTTTAAAGTAAAATTTAAATTAATTAAAGGAAGCATTAAATAGTTCTTTAGAGGTTCACTACAATTAAATAACATTAAACTTTCTATATTATCAATAATCTTTGTATAAATATGTTGTTCAAAAAATTCTCTTAATTCAGATAAATCTTTATTTTCAAGGTCTTTTTTAATAATAAATACATTAATTTCATAAATTTTTGTGTCTGTATTATGAAATAAAAATATACTGTAATTTTTAGTAAATTCAAAATGAGACTTATAAAATAAGTGATGTACTTTATTTTTAATTACTTCTTTTAATTCTTGTTTTGTTTCTACTTCAAAAACAAAACCTTTTATTACATTAAAAACTGAATCTTCTAAAGAACCTTTATGAGTTTCAATAAGACCAAATTCTAAAAAAGGTTTTAATTCGTTAGGAGCATTATCTAAAATTTCTTTAATAGTATTTCCAAGATTAATCATAATGATTCCTCGTATTTGAATTTAACTCTTAATTCAATTAAAACAGGTGCATATGCTTCAAATTGTTCTGGGATAAGATATGCAGGACCTCCTGATTCATTTATAGATAAAAATAAAAAATGATAAGGTTTTATATAATGATAACTATCATAAATAAAAAGCTTAGTAAAAATATTAAAATCTTTGTTAGGAACTTGATGTAAGTCTTCTAAAGTTTCTACTATATAAACTAATCCAAGGGCTTCTTCAATATTCAAAGATTCGTATTCATCTTCATATATATAACTTTCAGTTATTTGATTTTTAAAAAAGTTAGTAAGTTCTTTTGGACATTTAGACAAAAAATCTGAAATATTACTATCAGAAATAAGCTTCATTAAAACTCCTAACAAAAAGCAAAATCAGATTCTAATATATCTTCTACTTTTAAAGTACCATATTTTACTTCATTAACATCAATTTTAATTTCTTTTAACAATTCAAATAATGGTTCACCTTGATATAATTCAACAAAAGTTTCTCTTACTAATTTAAACAATTCAGGCATATCACATGGTAAACATCCATAACTGTCATGAATTGTTATTACATCAAAAGGAGCTTTACAAACAGTTAAAGTTAAATGTGCTGCATCTAAAGAATGTATTATGTTAGGTGTAGCACCTTGTGCTTGTTTTCCTTTAGAAGGTTTATGAGTCTCTATAAAGCATATATTTAATTGAAAAGTATTCTCATAGTATCCTGTTGAAAGTTTATTACCTTTAGGAGGCCCGTATTGCACATAAACCTTTTTAATTTCACCTTCTACATAATTTTGAACGACAGGAAATTTTGTAACAGGCACAGTCCAGCTTAGAAACAAACCTTCACTTTCAGCTTTATTACCGGCCATTTCAAACACTCGTAATAAATTCATTGATTTTTCAAGTTTTTTATTACAAGTCTCAAATACTAATCTACCTAAATATGCACCCCATTTATTTTCTAAGTAACTTAATAAAGCAATATTATGCTTTTTTGCATCTTTAATTTGTTGAGAACCTAATCCATAAGGAGTACCACCATATGGAATAGTCATAATATTTCTTTTTACAATTTTTCTTATATGTTTTTTATCTGTGATTCTATTCCAAAATAATGGTGCTACTTTCATCATTTTATCTTTATTTAAAGCTTTGTATTTTAGTAATTTTTTAATTAATTCATTTTTAATTTCATTATTTAACGCATTTTTTATTTCATCTTTTATTTTAATAATTGTGTCAATAATTACATTATATTCTAGTAATTCATTTTTTGCATAAATTTCTAAAGTTCTCTGTATTGATTCCCAAGTGTTTTCACCAACAAAAGCATAAAGATCACCTGGAAATTCAGAAGGAATCAAATTAACATATGGTGCTGCAGTCTCATCTCGAGTTAATGCAGCTAAATGCTGACTACCATTATTCGAACCATCTATAAATAATACAAGAAAAGTTTCATAATTATAATCATCTTTTCCATTAATATTTTGGTAATTTCTAAAAGCAAGTAATTCAAAGCATCCTGCTAAAAATTGCCAAGGTTGATCAGCATACATCCATCCTTGATTTACTTTTGGATTTAAAGCATAATTTAAAAGAATTTCTTCATTATCAAAAGTCCATTGAGCTCTATCTTTTATAGATATCTTATCCGTTTTTCTTTTATCTTCTCTACCAGAATCACCAGCCCAATTATTAGCTAAAGTAACTGCTAACCAAAACAAACCTTCTTTTTGTATTGATTTACCTTTAGCTTTAAACAAAAGACCTTTTGCTAAATCACTCCCTTGCTCATGAAAGTAAGCTGTAGCTGGATATTTTCTACCTCTAAAATCATAATAATATAAATGATAAAAAGTTCTATAAGTAAACCTTTTTGCAATACTATAAACAGATTTTGCTTCTCTTAATTTACTATTTCTTGCTTCACTATCTTGTTGTTCCCATATATCCGAAAAAGCATCTGTTTTATATTTTAAAGCCCAATTAACTAATTCAAATATCTTAACATTAACTTTCCATTCAACTTTCATTGAACGATTTAAAGATTCATAACATAACGGATAATTTGTTTTTGTAAAACTTTTTAAAACATTAGAATTACCTGTTTTAATTATTTTTGTTTTTGTTTCTGAATGTAAATAATTATTCCAGGGTTTGTATGGAAATTCTGAAGGTAACTTTTCAGTTTTAACAATTGGAACAGATTCCCATAAATTAATTATAACATCATCATTTAAAACTTCAATAACATATGTTGCATGTTTTTGTTTTCCTTGACTCAACTTTACTTTTAATATTTCATTTTCTTCAAAAGTATAAATTATAAAAGCACCAGTTTTTGCAGCAAGTGCAGAGTCTTGCTGTAGATTAAATTCTTTTCTTATGGAATGACCTATAGCACTTATAAGTTCAGTAAAGAAAATTGGTTCTTCATCTTTATACTTTTTTCTTGTATATAAATAAATGAGAGGTGTTGCAATATCTAAAATTGTTGCTGTCGGAATCTTTTTTAAAAATTTAACGGGATTCTGAGAAGAGATCTCTGCATCAAGTCTTCTTTTTAAAGATTCTAAAATTAAACTTTTCATTTTATCCATTTTATAGCTAACATAAAAGCAATAATAGGAATTACAAATACTAATATATTTAAAAAGAATGCTGTAACACATATGCTTATAATTATTTTCCAGAAGAATAATGAATTATTATTCTTCTTTTTTGGCATAGTGTAAAAAAAAAAAAAAAAAAAAAAAAAAAGAAAGGAAAGGAACCCCCGAAGGGGCTCCAGTTTATGTCCTGCTTTTTCAGTTTACGTCCTGCTTTTTCAGTTTACGTCCTGCTTTCACTCTCTTAAATTTTAAATCTTAAAACATGATTGCGCCTAACCTCCTTACACGCTAATTATTTATTAAAAGTTACCATAAAGGTCTTCCTTTGACTCTGTTGTTTAGTCAAAGCCTATCAATGATGCTTTTGATACATTTTATTCCCAGTACAATCAAAAGCACCAAGGTTAAAGCTTTAATCCCGAGTGTGATCCCCACCAAGACCATGACGCTTAACAAAAACTTTGTCATTGTAGCCTTTCGAGATTACAAGGTAAGCACTGGCACCTACTGCCAGAGCAACCGTTACAATCAAACCAAAGGTAAGGCCTGCTACGTAGGAGGAAGCCACAAACGTAATTCCGAAGAACGCAGGCGAAGTTGCAAGAATACCCGCGTAAGCACTTCCGAAAACACTCAAAGGAAACATCATGATTCGACCGGAAATTGAGATGATAGCATAAGTCTTTCCGAAGAAAGAACCAAGGAACTTCATCAAGTTGTACCAGAACTTCTTGAAACCAGTGCGATGATAAACAGTCATGTTCGAGTCATTCATTTTGATTCTCCGTAGAAGGTTATGATAAACTTTATTGTCTATCATATAAGATGTTACTTTTTGCGCAGTTTAAAACAATGTGAAAAACAAATCAGAAAGATCTACTACAACAGCGTAAGCAATTGAGAACACAATTCCCCAAAAGATTGTAAGGAGAATTAATGCAAATGTCTTCAGTTTTTTATTATTACGAATATCTTCTTCATAATTATTCACTTTTAGTCCTTTAACAATTATTCTAAAAATATACTTCCTGTTAAAATATAACAAAGAAGTATTTGAGATAACAGTACAACTATATTCAATTTCAACCACAGAATGATCATTATCCAAACATCCATTTTGCAAAGAGAAGAGCAAGGACTAATGCAAATCCAACAAGAATTACTATTTTTTCTCCTTTTGAGAGGTCCATATCATAAATCTGAATTGGTTTTTTATCATAATCATTTCTTTTGTACACAATTAAGCCTTTATATTAAATTTATACAAAGTTAATGTTTCAATTTTCTTTCGTTCAATAGCAGGCAAAATCATTATAAAATTATTAGTTTTACCTAAAAACAAAAGATCATTTGTTCCAAACAATGCAAACACATCACAATGATCTGCATTATTAATAACATCTAAGTAATCAATTGTTAAGATTGATTTAGATGTTTCTACAACTGTATTAGCTGTTGTTTTACGAATAAAAACAGAAACTTCACATTTCATAATTGTTCCTTTATTTGACGACATACAGAGTTAGAAAGATATTCTAAAGGGTAAAAACTTCTCTCATTATAGAAGAAATAAAAACAGATGAACCATTCACCTTTTAAAGGATAATTAAAATTAGGAGGTTTTGCGTTTTTTACAATACCTATTTTTCTATAAAGATTATATTCAATACATTTTATTTTTAATTTTTTCTTTTTAAAATTTGCAGGTTTTTTGATAAAGATGACAGAGTTTTCTCCTTCATAAAGTCTTGGAATTAATACTACTTTATAACCTGTATCTTTATCAGTATACTCATGATAGAATTTTTCAGGAAGATATTCATTTATTACTTTTTCTTTCAAAAGTGAAAAATTGGCAAGATTTTTTATAAAAAACATATCATCAATTATTGTCATAATAAATCCTAAATTAATTATTAATAATAGTTACTATATAAGATACTTCTTTTTCCGCTAATAATATAACCCTAAGAGATATACATAATCTCCTAGGGTTATATTTACTAAATAGTAATTAACTTATATAAGAACCTCAGGGAGGGACTCATCCATTAATTTAACGGGTGTCTAAAAATTATTGTTTATAATCAATTATAAACTTTTAATATACCTGAAACCCAACTTCCACTTTGATAAACTTTTAAAACACCTGTATTCCATACACCTGATTGATAAACTTTTAAAACACCAGGAATAAAAGAAACAGAATGCGTTGATTGAAGTTGTGTTGAAGGTAATAGAGGTTGAAATAACCAAGACATTACGATACTTTTCTAATAGACCAAGAAATACTTCTATCACTACCTGAAAGCTTTGTAATAGTTATATCCCATCCATGCATTAATATTAAACTTGGACTAACCCAAGAAGCAGCCATAACGCCACTAATTATTGAATTAAATATTTCACGTTGAGAGCCACTACTTATTATCTTTTCTTTTACAAGTATTTTAAACTTATCACCAAAAGTAATTGCACTTGTATCTAAAAATATTTGATAAACACCACTAACTGTCAAAGGTGTCAATGTGGTACTATTATTAGGTAATGAAAATTCTGTTGTACTTATATTAGCTGTATTACTATATGCTTCTGTAATAGCCATTTTCAATCACCTCCTGCATAAACAGCAATTCTTAAATCATCAAAAGTACCACCGGCTTGAGCTCTCACATATAGAGTACCACTGCTGAGTGGAAAATATGCCTCTAAAACATTTAAAATAATTGAAGCCGCTTCACCTGCCGTTGTAGTAAAAAGTAAATCTTCAAAAATTATTTGTTTTGTACTTGCATCACCTATTGCTAAATCTAAATGAATAGGTGCAGATGAATGGGTAGTGTCTGAAGTATCAACTTGAGCTCCAATTTGCCAAAACCACTTAGGAGAACTTAAAGTTCCGATTTCAAACCATTCACCTTCTGAAGTAGTCCCTGGTGTAACTAATACACCATTTAAACTTGTAATTCCATAAGTAGTAATTTCACTACAAAATTTATGAATATAACTTGGCTGTTGTAATAATTTTATGTTAACTCTAAAAGAAGAAGTATTATTAGCAGCACTTCTAGCAGATATTCTACTTCCTGCTGGAATAAATAGCGGAAAGAAATACCAAATTCCTCCTGATAAAGTTGCATATCCAGTCGCATTACCAACTATTAAATCTGCTAAAATAACACTTTCTGCACTTGAAGCACCTATACCAATATCTAGAACAGCTGTTCTAGCAGTAGCAGAAACTGCGTTTGAATTTATATTAATAATAATTCCATAAGAATCATATGAAGATGATGGAAGTAACTCATACCAAGAACCTTTAGATCCATTTGCAGATGTTATTGAAGCACCTTGGGCTGCAACAGGTCTTCCAGTCATTTGTAATTCTTTATTGTTAAATATATTTGTAATAGGATTGAATAACATTATGATATATCAAACCAAAATTGACCTTCTATTGGGGAACTTGGTGCAGTTGTACCAACATAAATTGATAGGGCTGTTTTCCAAGAATAATCTTTATCTGATGACGAATTTTTAGTTAAAACTTGATCAGTTGATCCTCCGTTATCTTTTGGATCATATTGTTCAATTTTTAAATGAAATGTATTAATTGAAGATGAATCATAAATAGTTCCTAATTTAACTGCAAAATTAGGTAAGCTAGGTTTTATAAAAGTAGGATTTCCGGCTGAACTTGGAGATAACCATACATCTTGTATTTGAGGATCTATTCCTGTAACATCACCAAAATATTCTAAACTTTCAAAATTAATAATATAACCTAATTCTGAATTTAAAATATCAAATTGTGTATAACCTAAGACTCTACAAGTTGTTATATTATTTGCTTGAGCTAATTTTATTCCATTAGAAATTTCATCATAATACACAAAACTATGAGCTGGAATAGTTGATCCAGAATTATTTGGTAATAATAACCTAGATTTCTCTATATTTACTCCATTTTTTGCTAAAGGACTTCTACTAGGATCTAAATAGATTTTTCCAACAGTATCTACTGTTATTACTACACCTATATAAAGATATAAATCAGAATTTAAACTTAAACTACTAGCACCTTGTAAAGGTAACCAGCTGAATGCATTTAAATTTGAAATATATAAAGTATCACCTACCCCAAAACTTGAAGTATTAATTCCAGATATAAGGCCTTTAGTAGCTACTTTACCTGATGCATTAGCTATTATACTTTCTAAAGTTAATCCAATAATAACATTATTAAAAGCATCAGCTTGTGTATAATTAAATCCTAAATTATTATCATCTGAATAGTGACCAATAGCTACTATAGAAAAAGCTGGCGCTGTTTCTCCAGAATAATTATATACTGTAAAAATACCATTACTTACATTTATAAAATTTTGATCTACCTCGGAAGCCGTTAATAAAGACCCTTTGATAGACCTAAGGGTTAAATCTGTCATTTATCAGGCGGCCGGTGCAAACTTTATAACCCATTCAATAGTCATAGCGTCACCTGCAGCTTTATTAACAACTGCAAAAACAGTTCTTGCTAACATTGTTCCGACTGAAGCTGCATTTAAAAGAGCTGCTTCAGTTACAGCACCAGTACCTGTACCAGCAGGAAAATTAGCTACATACTTAACAGAATCGTTTGTAATTGTGACAGTTTCTTGCACAGAAGAACTTAAAGCAACACGAGCTAATTCAGTTTCAAGTGCTGTATTAGCACCAGCAGCCGCAGTTGTTCCTGAACCAATTGCCATATGACTCATTACAATGGCAGCTGCTGATAAGAGTCTAGATGTAATATAAGCTAATCCTAAATTAACAACTAAATTTTCTATGATTTTTTCTTGCTTTAAATTACCATTTTCATCATAAAGCTTTATATAAACTTCACCAGTGGCTTGCTGTTTTTCTAATAACATTTTGAGACCTTTCAGAAAGTTGTTTGGACACCTACATATTCATTTTCTACATAATCACTTTCAACATAAGTTTGTAAAAATACAAAACCTGTTGAAGTTATATTAGTTACATCATTTAATTGCTTATCTAGTGAAGCTGATAAAATACTAAAAATACTTGTTACTTCTAAATAATCATTTAAAGCTTTTGTTATTATTTTATAGTTAGTTTCTGTATTAAAACAAATATCTTGATTTTCTTTTGTTGTAAATAAATTTATAGAATTAATAATGTAATTATAATCTTCTATTATTTTTATTAAGTTATTTTTAACAAAAATATCAGTATTAATATTTTCTATTAATTCTTTTTGAAAATTAATGATATTTATTTCAGAAACATTTTGATTTTCTAATAAATACTTTAAAGTGCTTTTATTTAAAATATTTAATGTTTCAATAAATTCTTCAAAATATAAATCTAAATTTGTTATTATATAATCAGTAATTTCACTAGTGTTTATTTCATCAGATAACTTTTTAAAATTATTTTTAACAATATTTAATAAAATTTCATTTATTTCTGTTTTAAAAGAATT